CATGCAAAAGAAATATCAAAAAGAAAACCTGCACACTTTTTTGCGCAGGTTCCTTTCTTCTACGCCTCTTTTCTGAGAGGTAACGCAGAGTCGTTTGCTAACGATTCTAGATAATCAGCATACCACTGCAGCATCCCTCTTCTGTTCTCTAAATGCTGAGCATGGTTATAAGTCCCACGAATGGTATTTTTATCCACATGCGCAAGCTGAAGTTCAATCCACGCCGTGTTAAATCCTTCCTCATGAAGAATCGTGCTCATCGTATGCCTGAACCCATGCCCAGTAGCTTTTCCATGATAGCCAATCCGTTTTAGTACCTGATTAATACTGGCTTCGCTTATTGGTTTAGCAATGTCGTTACGTCCCGGGAAAACCAGGTTATACCTGCCAGTTATCATCTGGAGTTCACGCAGCGCCTCTATAACCTGATCAGATAAAGGCACCAAATGAGGACGCCGCATCTTCATCCTTTCGACCGGGACCTCCCAAACTCGCTTGTCAAAATCAAATTCTTTCCATTCAGCCAGACGAAGTTCAATGGTACGAACCCCCGTTAGCATCAAAATGCGCGTCGCAAGCCGTGTTATTGGACTTCCCGAATAAGCCTCTAAAGCCTTCAAGAAATCTGGCAACTGGTCAGACAGTAGATGAGGATAGTGAGTTGATTTCGCCGTAGTCAAGGCACTAGCAAGTTCGGCAAAGGGGTTGGTTTTTGCTCTACCCGTAACGATGGCATAAGTGCAAACCTGTTTGCAGGCTTGACGAACCTTCCTCAATTTATCAAGCACGCCACGCTTTTCAAGTTTGCGTAGTGTGGTGAGAGCCTCTAACGGTTCAATCTCTGCTATTGGTCGTTTGCCGATATCAGGAAAAATATCGTTCTCAAATGCCTCCATCAGATCTTCGGCATACCCCTTTGACCAATTGGGTCGCTTATATTCATGCCATTCCAGTGCAACAGATTTGAACGTATTTTCTACAGTGACTTTACGCGCCTGCTTCTCTACTTTTTTCTTCTCACTGGGATCAATGAAGTTAGCCACTTGCCGTTTTGCTTCATCTCTGCGCTGCCGAGCCTCGGACAATGAGATTTCCGGGTAAACACCAAGTGCCAACATCTTTTGTTTCCCATCGAAACGATATTGCAATCGCCAGTATTTAGACCCATTGGGATGGACCATCAGATGCATCCCTTCCCCATCAGTAAGCTTATAAGGCTTGTCCATTGGCTTCGCACTTCTTACCTTCACATCGGTTAATGCCATTTGAGGCCCCCATGCTGGCTGTTGGTACAAGATTTTATCGAACGGGGAGATACCATCACATATACCAACAAATACTACTTGATGTAGGTTGATACGAGTAGAGTTCGGTAGAGTAGCGACGCGCTAAATTCAGCCAATGCATTGAATTTTAGGCATAAAAAAAGACGTCAGTTGACGTCCGTTTACTTGAAAATGGTACGCCCTACAGGGTTCGAACCTGTGACCTACGGCTTAGAAGAAAGTAGAGCGTTAAATAACACACTGTAAACACATATGTTTTCCGCGTTCGCATCCGGTTTTGTGTCGTTACGTGTCGTTGTATGACTTCCTTGTCCTTATTGCACCATTCAGTTACGCCACATTTACGACACATCACACAGGACTGCTATCCTGCATCACATTGTGAATCGTATGCGTGACGACGCCGATCACTTCCACTTCATCCAGCGCTTCCCCTTCGATAGCTTCTCCCTCCATCGTGATAAATGCCCTGCCTAAGATTTTTTGCAAACTCCATAAACCCAGCGTGCCTTATCAGGACAGTGCTCCCCTGCTTAGCTTTCAGAGACAAATCAAGAACAGCAAAGCCACTATCTGTGCTGATAACTTGAGAGTTTGCTCCGATATTGCACAGAGAGTTCACTGTCAGGGTGCTTTCTACATAATCTGTGGCCGGAGATGGGAAGCCCATTACATGACCCTCCCCATGTTTCTCAAAATCCACAAACGGTTTTCGCTGTGGTCCGGAGTCTTGTCAGCAAAGCAGTTCTGATAGCGCTCTATCCAGCGATTTGCCTCGGACTCTGAGAAGTGGATGCCGCGCCGCTGCAGCGAAGATACGAAATCCCTGGTGTGCAGGTACTGGTAGCCCTTCGAATTCCGAAGAATCGACTCCCGAAAGGCGTTGTTGATATCTGATTGTCTGAGCATGATCCCTACCCTCAAAAGTACTGGTTATATATACAGTAATATTTATGAGTATGCAGATCAAGAAAGGTTGCGGCTATCAATTTCCGTGACAGCCGCAAATTACTGTTAAACTTCTGACCAGCATTGTCCGCTATACGCAGGAAGAGCAAAAGTAATCGAACTACCGGTTCTTGGCGTTAACGCATCTCCCGCATGCGAGAGGTCATAATGTCGACCCACCAGGGTTTTGACCACGCCAAGTGATATCGTAACTGCGGCCACGCCACTGTTACGGTTAACCAGGAAGAGTTTCAGCTTCCCTCCCGCCCTGAATACCGCCACACCAATTCCCGCTGTCGATATCGTCGGTTGACCACCCACACGAATTGCGCCTACTGGCAGGTTATCCCCGGTGAGCCGGTACGCGTTGTAGTTCCAGGCATTTTCCCCGAATGTACCATACCCCAGCATGTCCTTATTCCCTTCCTGTCCCGGAGTTATTCCATATTCCTGCTGCAGGTTACACTTCATAATCGCGTAGCCGTCAGTATTCGACGTATAGCTGCTGCTTTCACCCAGTTGTTTGCAGACGTGGATCATGGGCATAACCACCTCTGCGCCGCCGAACGTCAGGTTGTGGAGGTCCCGCAACATGTTGTTCGCGCATTTCCATGCATTACTGCTGTTTTGTGGGTACATATACTCCGTTTCATTCACAAAAACGTTGGTCTTTGCGCCCTTCAGGGACAGGAATGTGGAGGATTTGAGCCAGTCGGCGTCCGTGGCAATGGCGGTGATATTGTGATGGCTGTATCCCCAGATGGTTTCAGGGTGAGCATCGATATAGGTCTGCCCGATATGCCAGTCATTATCCGATGAAACATGTAACAGCGGCGTATTTGCCTGGCCTTCCCACTCCGACAAAATAGAGCTGGCTGCGATTTTCGGCTGCAACACCGCCAGCAGGTCACTGTACACGCGGTCCGTGTATTTGCACACTCCATACAGTTCGTGCCCGTACTGCGGCTCGTTCTGCAAACCCCACATGCGGATCGGACCAACGTTCTGATGCAGGTATTCAAAATCGTCGAGCATCGCGCTGGCCATCGCTTCAATTTGTACCGCGTACTGAGTCGGATCGCTGCCCTTGATACTGTCCAGTGTTGTGCTGCGCGGATATGTTCCGCCAGCCCACGGCTGGTTATAGGCGGACGGTGTACCGGCATATTTGCCGTTCGTCATCCAGTACGGCGCCGGACACCAGTATTCCGGTGCCAGACCTCCACCCGCCTCAACAATATTCACCATCAGACGTTTCAGCGCGGCATTCTGTCCCTGATAACGTTCACCGATATTTTTAGCCAGGCCTGTCGCCGAATCGATATTGCGAAAACCGCGATAGGCAAATCCCAGCGGCAGACGAATGTAGTAAATACCGTATCCGTTACCCGGAAACATCATGCTGCGCAGGCGGCTCTGCTCGGAGAGCGTCAGGGATTGCGGAAATCCCCACAACGCGGTTGTGCTGTCTGTGGCGGGCTCGGTACCACCAATGAATGAATCCGGTTGAATCTCTATATCCCCGCCGCGATAAGTTTGTCCGTGTTCACTCAAAGAAAGAGCAATATCTGCACTGATAGTTGCGTCAGACACTGGCGGTTCTAGTGAAGAAGAACTTGACGCGCTACCGGCAATAGCAATGATTTCGTCCTGAGAATAAAGACGACGATCAGTGGCAGACCACCATGCAGCGAAAGCGGAAATGCGGTTACGGAATACATCATTGTAACGCCTGATTGCATTGGTCAGTGTCTGCATCTGTTTCGCTGTCAGGGAGGCACCTACCCAGGCAGCCGCTAGCGCACCGTCGAACATGTGGTAACTAGATGATTTTTGAGAACAGCCAAGCAGGATATTCGAATCCGTTAACTTTGTTGCTGTGCTTGCAGCCGATCCCAGCAGCAACCCCTCACGATACACGGCAAGCTCGCCATTCATCCGGGACACGCCGTAAACAGCATTTTGTGTAGCGTAGTCACCGACAATAAAAGCATTAGCCTGGTTTAACCTGACTGCCATAGGGCTGTTAGTTGCGGAAGTAGGTCGCGGCGCGAGACTAATACCCTCCGTACCATTAAAAGCGCCCATGATATGGCCGGTAGCCACCATCCCTGAAGGAGGGAAGAGCAAAGCGCCAAAAGAAGCATCTTCAAGGGCCAGTTTCCCAGCGACCAGAGCAGGATTATAGCCAGTGTCAAGGTAGGTCAGACCCGTTCTGGAGAACGTCCACCCTCCTGACTGGCTCCATGCTGGCGGAGCATCTGTAGTCAGGTTATAAGCATTCTTAACAATATTCAGTAACGAATCGGCGTAACTGGTGCTGATCCCCAGCCAGAGGCCATCAAGTGATTCCCAGATACCTGCATTTTTCAGCAAATATATCAGCTGATTGATTGCAAGCTGCTGAACAGAGCTGGGCTTTACAGCCATTCTGGCCACAAGCGCTGTCGTCTCTGCAAGGGTTGCATCTGGAATAACAGATGGTTCATACACAATACCGGTGGATTCGTCGATCGCACGCACATCAAGAGATGTGACAGACAGCTTCATTATTTCGCTATAGTTGTCATATGAAATAAGAGCATTGGCCAGCAGGACCGTCTTCTTATCCACAACTCCCGAAGATATCGATACTATGTCAGCAGGTTTAATCAGTGAATAAGGCATCTGAACCCAGACGCCTGCAGGCAGTGCTGCGGCACGGAATCCTGCAATATAACGCTGAACAGCATCGTTCAGAGCAAACATTTCGGACTCGGTCAGTCCGGAAGCAATAAACGCAGCGCAAATATTTGCGCTCGTATACCATCCAGATTCTGCCCTGGCGCGCCCGATGTTTACAGATGCATTGATCAAAGACAGCGACGGTGAATCACCTACAGCGACAACTTTACTTCCTGAGTACAATGCCGCTGTTACGCTACTCAGGCGTGATGCTGAAAAAAGAGTCGTGCCGGAAGGCGATATTTGCCCGGTAAGCAATTCGTTGTTATTAATTCTGGCATTCAGGATGTTATCGGTCCTGGACATGGTCAGTCCATTTGCACCGTCATAAGCGCCCATGAATACGCCTGAATTATCTGCTCCAGCCACCATCACGCCAAAAGAAGCGCTGTCTTTCGAATAATGACCACCTGCAGTAGATGGGTTGAAGCCGGTATCCAGCCAGCTATCTCCAAAAAATGTCCAGCCGGATGATGTGTTGAAATTGATGGTGCCATTTTCAGTTAGCGGCAGGGAGCTGTTGACGATATTCAGACGCGCATCAGCCCTGCTGGTATTGATCCCAAGCCACAATCCGTCGAGTTTAGCCAGGATGCCAGCCTGCTTAAGGTCATAATACAGCCGGTTGATAGCAGCCTTCTGAATTTCAGTTGGCTGGGTTGTCATCCTGGCAAGCAACGCGGTGGTTTCGCTCTGAAGAGAAATAGCAGTATTGTCCCAGGCATAATAATCCCCAGCCGACCGATCTACCGCAAGGTTATGCTGCTCAACAGGGGAGGATGCCCTCAAAACTGACTCAGTCGCATAAACAGAAACCCCGCAACTTTCTAAAAAAAGCTGACGCGCATCATCTGCCTTTCTCTCAATACCATGCCAGGTATCATGCTCAACATTTTCTCGATCCGTATACGTTAATTCAGTGCCTGTCATCGCTTTATCAAGCATGGCCCCGGCATAAACTGCATCCCTTACATCCGTGCTGGGTACCGGATTATTAGTCGGGGTTGGGAGTGGTACTTGTGCCATTGTGCATGTCGCCCTATATAAATGGCGCACGAAGCCCTCAGGAGTGAATCTGATGGAGTGCGCGAAGGTTGGTAATTACTGCTGTGTGTTACGGATAAATCGAGTCTGAATACTCTGTAAGGGAAAGAGTTTGAGTATCGTCACCGTTGGGTTTGGCGCTGTCGACGCGCCATATTGTGGAGTTCAGTTCCGAGTCGGTAGCGATGAAATACCGGCTGGGGTTTTGCACCGTACTGCGGTCATAAATGTTCAGGTCGAAGGTATCGGCTGCAGCCTGGAATGCTTTGGGCTTGCCGCTTACCGGATAGGCCCGCCAGCGCCCGCGGTAATTGCCGAGGCTGTCGGTCATCACAACCCACAGATCGCCGATGAAGTCGATACGCTCTGACGTCGAGAACACGTCACCGGATCTCCCGGTGATGTAGCCGGTCTGCTGCGCGTTGTCGTACATATCAGGACACTGAACAACCGTACCGCGCACCACCTGGGTTTCTTCCAGCACTTTCACCGTCATGGTCAGGCGCGAGTAAAGGAGCTTTCTCGCTTCGAGCCACGCCCGGTCATTAGCCTGAGTGGAGTTGCGGCAGCCGTCCAGGCTGATCTGCATCGCGTTAACCGTGGCGTCCTCAACCTCGGTAATGCCGCTGCTGTCGATCTGCAGGTAGATGTACGCCTTTTTATTCGTCAGCGGGTCGACGTAGTCCAGCGTAACGCCGTCGTAACCACCAGGGAGAGACATTTGCCAGGCGACCTTGTACTCGTCCCAGAACATGTTTGAGCGCGCAAATACCGCATCCGGATTCGTGACTTTCTCATCACGCCAGAACGTCAGCACATCTCCGATGTTATTTCCGTCAACACGGGCAACATTGGCGATCGTCGCTATGCGCTCACCCAGCGGCTGTTTCTCATCCGAGAATGTGTAATCGAAATACCCAAGCTGAGCATCTGAGAGAGAATCAGCGATCGCGTAGAGTGCGACGATATCCAGGCTGCCAACGTCCTGCTTACCGACGACCACCCATTCATGAAGGATAGCGTCGGCAAACGACCTACTGGGCCGTAGCGTATAATCGACCGCGCCGGTCGTTCGGTCGTAGCTGATGGTATGTCGCTGCGCCAGCATGTTGTACTTCTGCTCGCGGTTGCTGTTGCTGTCGTTCGCCCCCTTGATCGTAATGCGGGCTATCGTGTCGTCCGGATACACGACGTTTTCGCGTACGTTCACCGCGTGGATCGCCATCAGCGTCACGACGTTGGCATCGTTGCTGTTATCAAGTCGCTCGATGGTCACCGCATAGCGCCCCGCCCCGGCAGCCGGAGTGAATTTATGCGTTGTGCGGAAATACCGGGTCGTCACCTGGAAGTCGTTATCGAAGAAATAATCATACTGTTCAGACGTCCCCGGCACCTGATTGTTGTCCGCGTCAACCATCCAGAATTTAATACGGTAACGCGTAGTGCCTGCGGTCGCGCCGAGCTGAACCAGCACATGCACCCAGACCTGCGTCGAGACGATCGGCGACACTGATGGGCCGATAACAAGCGGCGTCTGGTCATTCAGTGTGAACAGCGTCGAGTTGATGACTGCATTGCCCGGCAGAGACGTAATTTCTCCCGAGAGTTCGCCGATATAAAACGTCGTGTACGACAGCGTGTCGTCGCCGATAAAGCTCTCTGATGAGATGATATTCCCGGCGCCGGTGACGTTCCGAGTAACGCTTGTGCCGCCGTCGTTCCATGTGGCATTGATAACGAACGTAACCGGGTGCGGTACCGCCAGCGCCGCGAAGTATGCAAAGTTGTCATCGTTTGACAGCACAACAGCCTTGAGCTGATTACTTTCGATCACCACCGATGTCGGCGCCGTCGTGGTCGCTGTCTGGGCCGGGAAGTCCTGACTTTCGTTCAGGCCGGGGACTGTCTCGTTATCGACGTCATCGAACTGATAGCCGACTTCAATCGTGCCGATCACGTCACCCGGGTTATAAATCGCAGAACTGGCGCCCGCCAGGCTGCCGAGGTTAGATTCCGAGTAGCGGATCGAGGAGATGGTGTATCGGCCGTAACCGACCTCGAACCATTCCGTAAGCTGTTTGTTATTGTCGACAAACTCGAACAGCGCCTCCTGAATCAGGTCAGGAAAGACGCGGCACTGGCCGTAAATGTTCGGGCGCCCTTTATAGAGTCGCGCGCGGTTCGTCTGGCCGGTTAAGTCATTATTTGGGGATTCGCCAGTCGCCACCGATACCGAAGCGCTCGGCTTGTTTGACAGGCCGAACACTTTCAGCGCACCGGAAAGGATTTTCGAGACCGGACGTAATATTGTCGTTACCAGTTTTCCGACCCCACCCTCCGGCTGATCGAACACCGCCACGACGTCACCGGTACATAGTGGCCGACTGATATCGTAGTCGTCCGGCAGCGCGCGACCATTCAGTTTAACGACCACATCGCGGTGCAGATGCAGAGAATCCAGAAGGCTCACCAGTGTGGTGCCGGGCTCTACCGTTCCTGGCTGCTTCGGCGCGCCGGGCAGTCGCTGCAATTCATATCGAACCATGCACCATGTACTCCACTTTGCTGTAAACCTTCAGTAATGCCAGCGGGCTGTCGCAGCGTACGAAACCGAATTCGCCGCGGGCATGCAGGCACTTAACCGGGCTGATCATTACCCCGATGTGCGCCGGCACTTCTCCGCGGTAAAAAACGGCGATGCAACCGGTGGTCGCCACCGGCACGCGCCGCCAGTGGACGTGCTCCTGTTCGTAGCAGGTGATGAACTCCTCGCCCGATTCGTAGCCGGCGATGTGGTGCAGCTCCAGCCCCAGCACATGCCGGTAATAGAGAACCACCAGGCCCCAGCAGTCCACTTGCTCAAAACTGCAGGCGCGGTTAGCCCAGGGCTTGCCGTTAACAAGCCCGATAAATTCGCTCTGTGTCATACGGTGATTAGCCCGGGATAGTCTTTCGTTGTGTAAATGATGGAATTGGCCAGCGTCAGGGGATTGGTTTTGCCTGCAGTCACGGTGACGTTACTGGCATCGGCTGAAATGTCGTTCACGTAAAGCGTCCAGTCTTTCAGTGACGTCGTGTCACCGATCGCGTTCCACTGCTGATACAGGCACTTTATCGGCGTCATGCGCGCAGCCCCGCGCCAGCTTTTCAGTGTCTGCCGGACATGTTCTGTCGCGGCGACAAAAGTGATCGTCATGGATATAACCGCCGTTCCATCCTGCGCCGGCTCGGTCACGCTGAACCGCGCTGGCTCGAAGGCGTTTCCACCGAACGTCACCGGGCGGAACATGTTATTGACTACCCTGTAATAACCAAACGCAGGATGGTAAAACTCCACAGTCTGCTTGATATCACTGGCCGGCCGCCGCTCCTTCCATTCTCTCAATGTCGGCATCAGTCGGCCCTCGGCATAACTTCTGTCACCAGATAATCCAGCCAGTAGCCATAACCCGGCTGCGCCTCAACAATCCAGTCGTCGTAATCCTCGGTCATATCCTCGATACCGTTGCTTATAACCGTTGCGGTCCAGGTGACCACGCTTCCGTTTTTGCTGGTCTGCACCGGCATACTGACGAAGTGAAGCGTCTGTTGCTGCACGCCTTGTGTATCCCCAAGGTCGATCGGCATCTGGAACCAGTTGCGCCCACGGTCGCAATAGGTCGGTGACCGCAGCCATGACTTAAACCGCTCGGCCTGCGCCAGCGTGAATATCCACTGCAGCGTCCAGGTCGCTTTCAGGTCCGTTGTGATTGGGGTAAATATCGCAGGGCCGACAGCAGTCTGCGTCGTCTGCCAGGCTGTATCCTGCGTCATGTTCTGATCGGCGCGCTGGGGAAGCGGCAGGAACGGAGGGTATTGAACTGTTGCCACGTTTCCTCCGGGCATAAAAAACCCGCTGTAGCGGGTTTGGTTTAGTAAGCGCCTCTGGCAACTACTCGCTGCCCCATAGCAGCTGCGTAGCCCTGAGTTATCACGCCATTGTTCGCCTGATCATCAAGCAGGTAAGCTTTGATTTCAGCAATTCCGTTAGCTATCGATGCCTCCGCCTGCAAAGTGCGATTTCCTCCAGATGCCTGGTCAAAGAATTGAATATTCACCTGCACTCCAGAGCCTCCGCCTGCGTTTGACGGAGCTGAATTGCTGGAACTGTTAGACAGATATTCGCTACCAGTTGATGCCTTCTTAATGCTCGGCGACCCGCTTGTCACATCCTTGTTACTGAATACTCGACCATCATCACCAGGGATCATGAATAGACCTTTGCTGGTCTGCATGAACTCCGGGAGATCCCCTTCGCCTACAGGGTACACTCCGCCGGCAGTTACAGGGCCGCCATTTTTGCGGCCACCGAGCACACTTGTAGCCAATCCGGCGGCCTGCGCCCCCTTATACGCGGTTAAGCCTGTCGCCGAGGCTGTTCCCCCAGTAGCAATTGAGGCGGCAATTGCTGCCGGCGTCCAGGCTGCGAGTGCCGCAGCCCCCCCTGCAGTAGCAGAGGCAGCATTTGCAGCCTGAGCAGCAGCCCCCAGAGTCTGAGATAGGATGAAGTTCTTCAGCATCTCCACGCCCACCTGAACAATGCTGTTGATCACGCTATTCAGGATGGTGTTGCCGAGCGACCGCATCGCCTCCTGCGCTGACATTGTGCCGGTTAGCAGACCAGTAATTGCGTTTGAGGCATTCCCGCTAAACGCATCCACTGCACTCGTCAGCATGTTATAGCCGAGGCTCTGCTGGCTGAGCATTTCCCATTGAGCTGCGGTCCTCTGCTGCTCGTACTGCGTGTCAGCTGCTGCACGAAGTGCTAGCGCGTTCTGATGGGCCAAAACGCCCTGCTGCTCAAACTGCTGAATGAGAGCCAATTCCTGAGCGTGCTGATTGGCAAGTTGCTGAACAGGGTCAACCTCTGCAAGTGCCTGCTGGGTGGGGTTTACCACCTGCTGTGAGCGTATTTTGGCGAGGTTGGCCTGATGCTGCTGCTCCATCTGCTCAGTAGCCGCATTGTATTCCTGCAGATCAATCTTCCCGGCGTTCAGCGCGGCTTTCAGGTTCTGCATGGATTCTGCGTAGGATTTATTCTCCGCCTGCTCCGGTATGGCCTTGAGCGCTTCGGTTACGCCCCTTGCCGCTGCTGCCGCATCCCACGCTTTAGCTGCGTATTGCCCAGCCTCCTGAATCTGCGCCTGAGTTGCAGCGCTACCGAGTGACTGCTGCGCACGCAATATTGCACTGTCTCGGCTCAATTCTTGAGTTGAACTGGCCGCAAGTTCAGACTGCTGTCGCAGATTTTCAAGTTTTTGGTTTACCGATTCCTGTTGAGTGGCAAGCTTTTTGGCTTCTGATGTTGATTCCTTGGTGGCCTTCTTGTTGTTTTGCTGCGCCTGTTGGGCATCATATTCTGCAGCTGCTCTATCCCTGGCAAGATTAACGTCGGCCTCCGAACCACCAAGATTTCTGATGTCCTGTTCAGCCTTTAATTGCGCTCGTTTTCTGTCGTTAAGTTCACTCTGAAGAGTGACCTGCTCCTGTAACTTATCTAAGTAGTCCTGAACATTTTTGGGTCGCTCAACCTTAAGGCTGGATGAATTAAATTTCTCCTTCGCTCGTGATGCGAAATTTATCGCATCTCCAAGATTATTCATTAAGCCAGCCACTACGCCAGCTTCCTGACCATCCCTTCTAAGTAAATCTATCCCTTCCCGAAATTGACCGTTCGCCTGAGCTCGGAGTAACCCAAGAGAACTTGTTGTCCGACTTAACTTCGTTTCGGCCTCATCAACCTTTCCGGCCTGAATCGCTAAATCTCTGTTAACCTCCGACAAATCACCTGCAACCGCAGAAGCGCCGCGTATTTGAGCCGCTTGTTCAATAAAGGTTTTTTTCTGCTCCAGTTGTTCATATTCAGTGCGCAGGTCAGCTATAGCATCGCGCTGATCGATGATCGACTGTTCCGTTTTTGCTATAGCCGCGGAAATCTGAGCAGCACTCATTTCCTTCATTTTTGCTGTGAGCCCATCAAGTGAATCAGCAAAGTCGATGCTTTCCTGTTTTGCTTGTTGCGCTTTTTGGTAGAAGTAGTAAACAGCTGCAGCCGCCAACATTGCTGCGCCGGCAGGGCCACCAATTAATGAAAGAGCATTCTTGGCAAGAGTTGCCGATGCAGCGTAAGTTCTGTTTGCTACAGATGCCTGCTGAGTGGCTGCCGCAAGCCTTTCCTTTGCTGCTGTTGCAGCATTATCAGCAGCTGTTATATTTCGCTGTATCGCTGCATACTCAGCCTGATAGGAAACAGCTAAACCATATTGTTTATTAATAGCAGCCTGAGTAGCTAACTGCCTGGCCTTGACCTGCTCAGATGCAATGATTGCCTGGGCATTTTTGATTTCTGCTTCCGCGCTGGCAATGGTAGCTTTGGCGGCATTATATTCAGCTACCTGTTGTTTTATTGCTGCTGATGCACCAGATAATTTCGCCTGCGTGGCAAGAGTTAACGCCCCAACATATCTTCCGCCCATTACCGCAGATACTGCCGTTAGAGCTATTCCAAGGATATCAATATTTTCACTAAGGCCGATAACAGCATCATTGAATATTGACACCCCTGCCTTTACGCTGGCATTTTCTCCGAAGAATTTAGTTATGTTATTACCTGCAACCTGAAGCGCCTGACTTATTGTTGTGGTAGTTTTGGCAAATTCATCACCTATTTGCGCCCCTTGGGACAAAAGACCATTAACCACTACATCTGTTGTTAACTTGCCCTGCGCTGCCAGTTCGCGCATTTTACCCGCACTAACACCTAGCGAGTCAGCAAGTGCTACGATCAGGCGATTACCTTGTTCGTTTACAGAATTGAACTCTTCCCCACGAAGAGCTCCAGATGCAAGACCCTGTGATAATTGAATGATTGCATTTTCTGCTTCTTGCGCCGTTGCGCCGGAAACGACAAAGCCTTTATTTATGATAGTTGTAAGTCTGGCAAGATCATTAGCGCTAGTTCCATACTGTCGCGTAGCTCTCTCTAAACGGGCATATAGTGATGCTGTTGCATCTAAGCTACTACGAGTTTGTTGTGTAATATTGAATACACGCTCTGTAATCTCAGCAAGTTGTTCGCCGGGCCTAACTGAGTTAGCAAGTTTATTACTTACTGTTGCCCATGCATCAGCATATTGAGCAACCTGCTCAACTGAAAGCGCCGCAGCCAATGAAACAGCCACGCGAGAAAGCTTTGACATTGAACGATCAGTGTTGGTTACGGCCTTAGTTGTATTATCAAAGCCGGTTTCAAGCTGGTCTAATCTCTGATTTATTTTCTGCTGACCAACAAGAAGCTTTTGATACTCAATGTCTAATTCGTAGTAAATTCCGCCAGCGTTCTCTGCCATATCTTTCTCCGGGCAATAAAAAACCCCGCCGGAGCGAGGCTTTCGTTTATATGATGAATTAGAAGTTGTTAGACTCTTTTCTCTCTTTGAATCTTTTTTCCTCTTTCTTCAAATCGTCCTTTGACACATACTCGTAACGGACATTTACATATCCCTTGGGCATCCCATCCATCAGACGGCCTGGTATGCTTTCCATTTTTAATGTAACTGTCATGCCATCTTTCTGAAATTTTCTTTGCCAAATACCGCATGAGTCATTTTTGATACATTCGTAAAATTCTGCTCCATCACGGCTTACCTCTTCTTTTATTTCAACCGGGCTACCATACTTCTGATGGAGTTTCTGATCCATATCTCCGTATACTACCTTTCCTTCATTGAAAAAATATCCATTGGTATCTACAGGCGTTGAAAATGAAACGCTTGTTAATCCGAGTCCACCTATAAAACCAAGAAAATACCGACCATTAAACGAGGCGGGGGCTGGAGCTGTATCAGCACTTATAAACCCTATAAAACCAGAGTCGTCGACTTTAGTTCCTGCAAGTTTTTGATCCACGGTCTGTTGAATTGTTTGCCCCCACTTGAAACCAAATGGAGCATCTGGCTTATTATCGCAACCAGCAAGAAACAAAATCCCAACCAAAATAAACACCGGAAAACGGCCTATCATATCCCTATCCCCTCAGTAAACGATGCGGCAATCGTAGCAGAGGGTAAGCGATACGACAAAACCACCTGATCGTTTATCAGGATGTTCGGCGGTGAGCTTCCAGGGTAGGTTAATGCTTCTTCTGCGTGCATCTGATGCACCTTAAGAACGAAGCACTCGATGTTCTCAAATCGAACCATAGGAAGGCAAAATGAGCGATCAACCACCAAAGCAAGATACCACTCAACCACCGCAACAGCAGACCACACAACCCCCACAGGAAGGTAGGCCCACAACCGACTTCTCGTTAGGTCGTCGATTTGTTGGGAATTCTGCGGACAAAGTCAGAAAAAAAGATAGCCCACAGTAGAAATAGCTAATGCACAAACCGGAGTGAGGATTGTTGCGATCCTCGCTCTATCCAGCCTTGTTCTGATGCGCTCATTTATCTCACACAACTCTTCAGCCGTATCATGGAGATTAGCCAGTCTTATTCGCCGGATAACTGAAATTGGTGTTCTCTCTGCCCGAAATCCCTTCTGAGCCAACTCCTCGTAATGCGCTGGTTCCAATGACTTGTAAAGTTCAGTGTAAAGGTCTGCTGGGGCTGAGTTAAGGAGCGCGCGTACCTGTACAGACAGCACGCCTGAAACCAGGTAAATTGCGCATGCGGCCCAGTACAACATGAAAATACCGATGCCTAACGTCATAAAACGAGGCTGGTTATTTTGCGTCAACAATAAAAACGAAGACCCGACGCCGACTATGAGGATGCCGAGCAGTTTATAACCGTTCTCTTTGTTTATTGCATTTGATTGCTCAATTTCTTTTATGCATTCCTCGCCTTGCTTTTCGAGAAAGTCGACGAGGTCATCATCGGCACCAAGGAAATATTCATAGGGGAGGTTTGTCATTATGCATCCCTTCACGGAGTTGGTTGTGGTCGATTTTAGCTGATTTCTGATTCATTCATAAAGCAGAAGCCCACCTGAGTGGGCCATTCAAAAACCACGGCACTGTGGGTTTCATGATCCGGTAAGCACGCCTGGAAAGCCGGGCAATGCCAACTGACCTTGCTTGTCCAGTTGCTCAATGCGCGAAAGAAGTTGGGGCTTCTTCTCTTTCCCCCACCGGCGTAACAGGCGACCAGACATGCTGGCAACATCCTTCTCTTTCATGAACTCCAGCATGACGGCGTTACGTTCTTCTTCGAACTGGCGCCGGCCAACCTGAAGCATTGCGTACATCCAGTTGAATGCGTTGATGTAGGCGATCTTGATACGCATAGCCTCTTTTTTGGTGTAGGACATAACCAGAAGCATCAACCCATCTTTGCGGAGTCGATAGAACTTCTGCGGCTTACCGTTCTGCAACTCATTGTTTTTATAGCAAAGCTCAAAATTGAGTTTTGTATCAAACTCCGGGGGACAGGCCTCGATAGTTCGCTCAATGTCGCGAATCACGTTTTTAGGCAACTTTCCAAATGCCTTCGCCACCATAAACGAGTCAGTTACCGGGTCGTTATCGGCCACAAAAATCAGATCGCGGAAGTCTAACCCATTAATTACTGTTGGATATTTCATATCGGTTTACCTTTGAGTGATGAACCTTGTCGCACAGGAAACCGGCCCACAGAAGGCACCGACAGCCAGCCGGCATCCTCAAGGGTCATCCTGAAAGGTTCTGTGTAAAGTGCGCGTGCGAGGCGCGTCAGAAGTGAGGCTGGAATAGCCGATCACCATCAAGCGGATATAAAAAAAGCCCCAGACTATGCCGAGGCTGGTTTATTGGTTGGCTTTAGCCTGCCGGCGCTTGCGCCGTGCGAAGTAGTCATCAGCTGCGTGATCGTACTCTTCTCGGGTGTACCCTTTCTGCTCAGGGTATTTAGCGATGAGCATTAGTTGAAACTCAGTCATCGTCAGTTGGCCGGCCTCTTCCTTGCTGATACCGAAGTGGTTACGCGCTGCGATAATGTAATCTGATGCCCTGAATTCAGATGTGGTATCGCTGGATTCGTGCCGCTGGAGCTTTCTAACTTTCGCTTTACCTATGATGCCGTGCATCATCAGGCTTTGGGCGATTATGACCATGTTATGCGGCGGCATGCTTCCCTGTCGCCATACGAAACTGCGCTTTCTGCCTTTACCTGGCTTCATCCATCCTATCAACTCGCCGATATCGTCAGCACAGCAGGCTGTCAATACCGTATGGGCAGCCATAATCGACTTGCGGCTCAATAGACCGCTCTGAATATACTGCAACACGCAATCAGGCAGCCGGTCGTACTCATTGTGGATGTAGGATTCAGCAGCTCGCCTTAACAGCGGGGTCACTTCGTCATTGCATAGGTCGTAGAACGTCTGAACAATTTCAGCAGGTTCGCCAATTCGCGACATGGCCAGCAATGAAGGGCGGAAGAAATAATCTCTGTCTCCGGCAGTAATCAGGCATTCGCCAAACTCTTTAACTGGTGTCATCTTTCCCCCATAAACAAAATCAAGGGCAGAAACCCTGCCCTTTGTTTTGCTTACACGGTGACGGTTACTGTGTGAGTGGCCGTGAATTCTCCATCCACGGTCTTAACGGTGATTACCGCAGTGCCGGCCGTTGCACCAGACGGTGCGGAGACAGTTACGGTATTGCCGGTGAAGGCCACGGTCGCGCGCGACGGCACAGAGGAAGTGACAGTAAACAGTTTATTGTCAGCATCATCAGGAGCTACATTGACAGTAAAGGTGGTACTTGAACCTGCCGCTACAGTGCTGGTAGTCGGAGCGACTGTGACGCCTGTTACCGGAATGCCATCATCTGCTTCGGTGATCTGGAAGGTGTTACCGTCAGCCAGTTTGAACTCAAAGCTGTATGTCACGATTTCCTTCACACCACCGCCATCACTGGCGCCTGTCGGAACCATGTAGCCAATGTGATAGAAATCGCCCCAATGGAAACGCATCCATACCGCAGGCTGGCGTCGTGCCCGGACTTCATCGGCGATATACTTCACGAACTGCTGAATGCCGAATTCATCAGTACGGTCCTGAACGCGCACCTCTCCCTCAATGGAATAGGTCGGGTCCAGGCTGGCAATCAGGTTAGAACTGAAACCGCCATTGTCTGCATCAGACGTCAGCGCCTCCGGGCTCATATCCCACGTTGCAGAAGTCGGCAGACCCATGAGTTTCCAGTCGCCTTCTGCCGGCATCTGGTCAGAACAGCCGTAAGCCAGTTCCAGCGTCTTCGCGCGACCGATAAGTTGTTCGTTATTGGAGCAGCCTTGCATCGTTGCTTACCTCACTTCAGATAATAAAAAAGGCCGCTCCAGGCGACCTTGGGTGATTTGATTTGGTGTTACCCACCGAAGAGGCAGGCGAACTGCAGGCGCCACACCATGCGCCCTTCTTCAGTCATTACCGGTGACGGTATCCCGCCAAGGTTTGATATCTGTCCAAGGCAGGGATTCGTCATCGGGTTCTGCTTCACATAATCGATGATGGCCTGCACATCAGCCTCTGATTTGGCATAGTCACCGGCAGATTTACCAGTTATCACATCGACCAGGACGTAATAATCAGCAGCCATATCGCGGTCTACTGCCGTACCACCGTTGGGCCGGAATACGATGAATCGCTCCGCCAGTTTTCCGGTATCTGTCCATGTCAGTGACTGAACGGTGTACCCGGAGGTTAAGCCGGCATCAACGAGGAAGTTACGAACGCGCTTATGCATCGGAGGGTTCACAGGGATAGCTCCTTTTTGATTACCGCTGTAATCGCATCACGCTCTTCATCGAATCCCTTCTTAAGGAATTGAGGCTCGCCATGCGGGTCCCAATAGTTACCCTTCCCTGTACCGCCTCCAAATTCGGTACCTTCTCTCGTTTTCCCAAAGTGAGCACGTGGCTGCCCTTTTAACTTGCCAGGCATATCGTGCACATAAGCAGCGTAATTGGCAGAGTATCCAACCCTTCCTGTAACCCTTGTGCCGTTCACGTTAATTTCCCGGAACTGACTATTCAGAAGAGTGGATGAGTCGATCGGCGTGTAATACGCTGCTCTGCTGCTGCCTAGTATCAGCGCCGACTGTATAGCACGGACAACCTTGCGCCCCTGAATATTGTCGATAATGCGGTTAAGATTTGCTTTTGCCTCTCGCACGCCGCGAACTTTTACGCCCATACTCAGACTCCCGTTAGAATTGCGTAATCATCCGCCAGGCGCTCGAACGTGTCGGCGTAGCGGATAACTTGCCGCACCTCGTCGGCGCCGGCCACAACCGGGTCGGATTCGGTTGACTGGCCAATCAGCAGGTAATCACCCGCCGCTGCCAGTGCATACTCAGACCACACGGTATTCTTCACGACAATTTCAGAGCCAAGACTGCCGATGCGCTTTGACAAGCCGCCCTCGTAATCACAGAGAATCGACTCAGGAGGCGAGAAGCCTAGCGAATCGCCATATTCATCGTTGCCGAGATTCCGCCAGATTGTCGCCGTCGCGGTGTATGACCAATTCGCGGTTGCCGACATCAGTCATCCCTCCATCGCAGCACAGCGGCGCCTGTGGCGCGTATGCGGTCGCAGTTAATGAACCACTCGCCGTCGCTCTTCACATATGCTGTGGTTTGCTGGCCGGTATCGGTGATCACCCACACCCGGGTAAACGTCCGCGGCAGCCGTTGCTGAACTGAAACCCACGCCATCAGCAGCCCCCGACCACCATAAACAGGCCCACACTGTTGCCGGCGCTGATCGGAAGTTCACCAGTGCAGCCGCTGGTATCCAGTTTCACCAGGGAGTCACGCAGCCAAGTGATACCGTCTTCGCCGTAATCGAACGAGCGCGACGCTCCTGATGGCGCCCCCTGCGATTTTATTCGCCGGGCGCCGGATGACGTCGCCATGAGCGCAGCGGCATACATCAGGATAAGTTTCGCCGTGCATTCGTCGTATCCCGCACCATCGAGGCACGGGATAATTTTATTGACCACGCAGAGAATTGGATCGAGCAGCGCGCCGGGAATGGCATAACCCAACTCACCGAGGAACGCCTGCACGTCTGCCGCTGTGATTGGGTCAGCCATGGTTATTTCGCCTTCTTCTGCAGGTCAGCCAGTTGCTTCTGGGCCTCGTCGAGGTCAGCCTGCAGCTTGGCGTTACCGGCGGTCAGAGATTCTACTTTGCCGTTAGCCTCGTCGAGGTCAGCCTGCAGCTTTTGCAGATCGGCCGGGGTCGCCACCTCCAGCACCTGATCTCCCACGGGTATTGCCTTGCCAACCAGCCAAAGCGGGAGAGTTTCACCTTTGTAAACTTCACCCTTTTTAAGTTCGTGGCTGTCATGGGTGAGCAGCCATTGTTGTTCTTTACCAGCCATGTGGCCTCCGTAAAAAAGATGGGGCCGGAGCCCCATTGATTATGCTTTGGTCAGCTGAACGTAACCGGCCTGGCCGTTTGCATCGTGTTTGAACTGCGGCGCCGCGGCAGCGAGAACCGAGAAGACGTAATCATCTTCAGGGTTAAGGCGCGCTTTAGGACGCATGGTCATCGGCATACCATTCAGGATCTGAACAACGTCCGGACGTTTAACCACACCGAGCAACTCGTCGGTCGGAACCTTGGAGGCCGGCACCAGAGCGGCCACACCAGGGATTTCCATGATGCGGGACAGGATGGTCTTCGGATAGTTCGCGGCATAGTCGTTAACCGACGCGTAGAACCAGTCTTTGTAGTTCAGGTAGATCGTCACCGGCGCATAGAAGTTTTCGGTATGCAGCAGGTTAATCAGGTTGGAAATGGCTGCAACCCACTGCGCACCGGTAGCGCCGTTCAGGGTCAGGCCGTGGGTGCCGGTTGCGCGGTTTGGCGCAGTGCGCAGGCCGTAAATGGTCGCGCCTCCGACGTTAATGTTTGGATCGCCGTTCAGCACCATGTCTTCCAACTTCTCAGCGACTTTGCGCTGATGGTTGGAAATGGCGTCGCTGTCCAGTGAGTAGCCTTCAGTCTGAGCTGCCAGCATCTGACGCCAGCCGAATGTCAGCTCACTGTCGATGATCGGCAGCGGCGTGCCCTCGTAATCCATGACAGGCTGATCGCCCTTCGCCTTGCCGCGGCCATCCAGGCTGATGTTTACATCGCCGGAATCGGACAGGGTCATGAAGTAATGAACGATCTTACCGAGCGCCATAGGGCGGGAAACGCTGGCAGCCAGGTCGTTAAACACTGACAGTACGTCACGCTGAACGGTAATCGCAGAGCGGTCCCATTCGCCCCAGACATCTTTCGGCAGCACGGAGGCGTTACCGACAAGCTCATCAAACGCAATGAACTGACCGTTCGCATCGTTGACTGCAAAGCCATGCTGTGCAGCCATATTGCGCTGCATCATGTCCCAGCGACGGCGGGCATTGAGAATCAGCTTTTGCTGCTGTGGAGTAAACTTTAACATTCTGGTTTTCCTTATGCCTTGGCGTACGGAGTGGAGAGGATCACCACGTCGGCGAAACCTTCCGCCGCCAGAGTGCGCCCTGCTTTTTCGTCGAACGTTGCGACGACCTGGTTGCCGGTTGCAGCCGCTTTGAATACGCCGCCGGTACCGATGGTCAGCTCCTGACCTACCGTATAGGCTGCCGCTGCCAGGCGAACGTTGTATTCCTGCTCCCCTTCCACGCGATATGCCACACCAGTCTCGTTAGCTGCGTAGGCGGTAGTAATCGCCTGACCGATGAAGCGCCGATTTCCGAGGATGAACCAGCGGCCGGTAGTGTCTGCAGATGCCGCCAACTTGCCGGAAGCGATTTTTACGGCAACCCCCGGATTGAGAGCAGATGCGACAGGAAGGTTGATGGTCTCCGGCTCGCGCTCGACCGGGCCGCGATAGATGACGTTAGCCATTATTTTTTCTCCTGATCGATGCCAGCGTTGAGGTCATAGTCTTTCCACTGGTCATTTTCAGCATTGACCTGCTGGAAAGATGGATTCAAACCGGTACTGGTCTGGCACTGCGCATACATGTCGTTCAGCGCTTCGCCGGCCAGCGAATTGATCGCCGCTTCGGTCATGAACGGGAATTTCGCTTTGACCGCATCACGCTTGGCTTTGAGGTCTTTCTCAGCGTTGGCCTGCAACTGAGTTTTCAGCGTACTGATCTCGTCAGTCAGCGGCTTAATCGCCAGATTTACTGCTGCGGTAATCGCGTCAGAGTTAATCTGAGTACTCGGCTGGTCGCCTGCTTTCTTCTGTACCTGCTGGTTATAGGCATCCCAGACCTGATCGTCGGTCAGCCCCTCGGTTTTAACGCCTGCGGCATTGAGCGCGGCGATCATCTTCTCTTTCATCGGGTTTGTTTCTCCGTTGGTTTTGACTTCGTACTCAGTGGGTTTGCGCACGACTTCTACTGGATCGCCGACCAGCGTGACTGTGCTGTCGTCGATGAGGTATTTTTGCTGGAAGAGCTTATTGCCCTCTTCGAAGATGAATTTGTCTGGCCATACGGTCACGACATAGCGATAAACATCGCTGCCTGACGGCGCGCGAATGGCTTCCCGCAGCATCTGGTAGATTTCATCGAATGAGGCATCTGAGTTATGGGTGAGGAAGAACTTAGCTTTGTTCAGCAGGCCATCTTTGAGGCTATTTGCCGCATCAACGAGGCTTGCAGTTTCGACTTCGCCTTCCTGACCATCGGCATTCACGAACATGCCGACGCCTTCTTCTGGAGTACCGGCGCCCGGCTCATCAAGCAGGATAGCGATATGGTCGAACTGCATATTGCGAGCGATCCATGAGTACTTCTTCTGCTTCGACTCGCCTGACTTTCTCTCTTTGTTCGTGAGTAAGCCGGTAGACAGGTGGATCGGGTCGGTGTTGGTGCCGGCGATCATCTCATCAAGACGATTAATCAGGCGCTTACCGTCAGGCTTTGTCTCGGCGACCGCCTTATTGATATAAACGTCCATGACGACCTGGTCGCCTGACTTGCTGACGTTCTGCGCCCATGCTCCGACGTGATAACTGTTAATGGCCCGCGGGTCATTGGCGCTGACATACTTGCCATCTACCATCGGGTGCGGAAGAGGCATCAGCTTGCCTTCCATCGTCTGGTAGCTGTTGTTAATCTCCTCCGCCGGGTACAGGCCGCCATTCATAACAATGTCATCGACGATCGGAACAGCACCACGAATGACGTAGTGCTCCTGGCCGTTGATCGTTGTCGTTGAGATGTTGGAGGCGTTGATGGCGAGGGATTTAACGTGGATGCTGGATAGCTTCACGTTGCGTCCTCTTAGGGTTGTTTTGGTGGTGGCAGCACTTTGCCTGATGAGGTTGTTTTACTCGGTTGATACCCGCTCAGTGGCGCTGGCCGGCAGCCATCGCAGAAACGCGCTGGCGCAGGAACATATTTACCGCAGCGATGACAGGAACAAGGATCAACTGAACCAGAATCAGCTGCCATAACAATCAGAACCACGACAAGCAGCAATAACAGGACAATGACTACGGTCATGCAGCCTCCTTAGCGGTCCACTGCTGGCGCTCTTTCGCCAGCTTCTCAGCTAACCCCTGATTGAAAATGCTGCCGTCGTCGTTGAGCAGCACCGAAATTTGGCTGCAGTAGCAGTTGTACCGGTTGCCATTCTCGGCGTAAAAGTCCCGAACCTGCTCGGTGGTGTAGACCTTGCCGTGACGGCTGGCGTGCCAGGTTCGCGTCGTCGGCTTGAGCGCTGACAGCCACAACAATCCGGTATTCAGCCCAAGCCGATCCGCTGCCCAGTCGGTTTCGTTCCATTGTGCCTGCCGCAGCGCGCCGACCTGCTCAGTCTGAGCGATGGTCTTGGCCTTCGACATCGACACATCGAGGCGCTTGCTGATGACGCTGGCCGTTTCTCGAGGATTCACCCCGCGCGCTACCGCGTCAGTGATGATGTTGGTCAGATCGCCGCGGGCTGTATCGCTGATGACCTTCCAGTCACTGAACGTTGTCAGTCTGGCGGCTGCCACCTGATTAAGATAACCGGGGCTGTTTAAAAGCTGCTGTAGCGTTGTCTGGCTGGCATATACCTGCGACTGCTGCGAGAGGTTGTTGAAGGCCTCCAGCGTGCCGCGCTGCGCCTCTGCGGCGACGTAATCCATCGCCCACAGGTTTTGTTCGCCGCCTTCCAGCAGGTAATCGTCGAGAATAACCTGCACTGCTTCCAGCAGTTCAGCCAGTTCCTGCGCTGACATGTCGTAGATGAACTTGCCAGCGTTGACCTGGTAGAGCCGCACATCTTCGCCGTGGTCGTGGCACAGGAAGTGCCAGCTGTGGCTGTTTACCTCACGCTCACGCCCGGTAAGGCGCTGATCGAACAGGGCTTTCAGCGCCACCTTTATCGCGTAATACCGATCCTCAATGTCGCGCTCCATCTTGCTGACGGACTTACGTGACATTGTTGGGTCAACTTTCGACCGTGGTATCACCGGGCTTTTCGGCTTCTGACTGAGGGTCGGCCAGAGGATCAGGTTTTGGTTTGTTGCCATCTGGCAGATCCTCATCATCAAGCTCAGGCAGCGGTTGCAGTTCGCCCGCCGCGCGAATTTCGTTCTCAGTGATAGCAGAACGGCCAAAGGCATTCGTGGATTTCACAGCCACGTCCGCGAGCTTGTCCATATTGGCAATCTTCTCTGCCTGACTCGGCGCCAGCAGATCTGACCAACCTACGGTTATTTCTTCATTCTGAGCCGGTGGAATAATGCCAAGCATCCAGAAGCGTGAAACTACATCCGTGATTACGTCGGTCAGGAAGCCTTTCCGGCGGCTCATCCTGGTGCGCCCCCACCCTTTAGCATCCTCAGTGCTGGCTCGCTCACCCGTCTGCATCCCAACGAGCTCTTTTACAGGAATTGGTACGGTTGCGCAGAACTCACTTAGTGCGGTTCTCCAGGTCGGCTCCGGGTCAGCTGCAGCGACGCTCAATACCTCGGCGGTACCAGCCTGCATAAAGCTGGCGCTGTCGGTGCTGTCGTTAAGGCGACGGACTTGCTGATCAAGCGCTTCCGCAAGTTGTCCTTCCGCCACGCCGAGCGCTTTCGCTAGCGCGGAGAAGTTCGTCTTCTCACTGAATGAGTAGTTGAGCTGGCGACTGGCGTTCTTCAGGAATCCCTCAGACGCACCGCCGCTCACCTTCTCTATATCCAGCAACTTGTTAAAGCCAGCCTCAAGCAGCGACTTTCCTGACGTCATCACGCCATCATCAGAGCCCTCTGCCAGGATGATTACGCGATCCGGGTGTACGTTGATGATTCGGCCCGGGCGGGCGTCAAAGTTTCCGTCAACCGGCAACTCAGTGAACGAGTACATCGTCACTTCGCCGAACGTTTCACTGTCCGGGTTATCGTCCCAGTTAATCGGGTCGATTTGCGCTTCCCATGCAGGAATCAGCTTAACGAGAGCCTTTTCCTCAAGCCTTCCCACGATGGTGGTGTCAACAGGTTCAGACCACTTCTTACTATCTTTAATCTGAAGCAGGATCGCAGAGTAACGCCCAACCAGGTTACGGCGGTCTGCGCCTTTAATCTGCTCCCAGCAGCGCTTCAGGAGCTTGTTGACTCGCTTATCCCACGCTGTTTGCTTCGATGCGTCCTTTGTCTGGTCGCCTTCGTAAACATCTGGGTAGTCTTCCCAGCACCCATCAAGCATGCGCGTCACGGCAGCGCCAGCAACCGCATTACGCCGGTACGCCCGGTAAAAGTCATCAAACGTGAGATGTAACGGGTAACCGAACTCCTGATAGAGTCGCTGGCGTTTAGTATTACTGGTGCCGTTAAACAGCATTGAGAGGTTTTTATTACGCTCCCTCTCAGTGCTGGAATTGGTGGCGCGCTGTTGTTTCATTTCGCTTTCGGTCACGATGTCCTCCGTCAGCGCGATCGCACCAACATGCCGGTGATTTTTTGTGGTGAATGCAGTACGCGATAACGTGTTCCATCCCAGTCGTGGTCTTCTTGCTGAGTGTCAACGTCATCAGGGTTTTTATCGTCACGAACGAGCACCGGGATGCGGCTTATCCAGCCACGGCAGTAGTCAAAAACGTAGAATGCTGGCTTCTCAGGCATGCCTGATTCCAGCTTCACGCCTTCAACCACCGCTTCGAGCATATCCGCAAAGAGAGATGCGCCGTTGATACGCGAGCCTGGCTTTTTATCAGCTGGCAACCAGGTAACGCCCTGCGCTTCCATCTTCTGCGCGATCGACAACTCGTTATCGCCAGTGTTGAATATCGCCCCATCAGCCGGGCCGGGAATCACTTCGCTACAGATGCCTGGCATAATGTGCAACTGGCCCTGTGTGACACCGTCGATTTGAATCTCTTCCGGCTCGTCGACGTCTTCGCCAACCAGCCGCTTGTCAATCCACGCTACGCCTTTCGCGACGTTGGTGGATGACATATTCAGGCCTTTGTTGAGCTCTTCAGGCGGGCATCCGTACCATTCACCGATCAGGATAAGGGAACCGGCAGGCGGGCAGAACTGTCGACCATCAGACAGCTCGGCGGCTGTTCCATCGGCCTGAGCCCACCAGAGGTTAGAGAACGGCTTCGACTCACCCCAGTCATGAGAGCGATCGACGGTCCAGCTATCCGGGATGCGGAACGGCTTAATTACGTGCAGCG